GTGAATCTGCATTGATTCTAGGCTGCTTTTCCTCCTTCGGTTTAAGGATGTGATTAGTGCTTGGCTTTGCGGCAGGACTATCTACAGCCCTTTCAAACTCTGCCTCCGGCACAGCGGCAAGCTTCTGGTAACTAGCCGCTTTCTTGTCGGATAAGTTGGCCCCGTCCTTTGCTTTCTTATACTCAGAATCAGGTAAAACATTTTCCCCAGTTGGCAAATCTTTTATATTCCCACGACCGCTGCCACTACCCTTCTCTAGCCCGGCAAGCAGCTCCCCGCATTTACGCTCTGCCCGTACTCTTGCCCTGGCTGCATCCCACTCAAGATCCATATCATTCGCCTGTTTAGCATACAATTCGACGGCAACTGCTTTATCTATGTAATCTTTCAGTTCATCAACTGATTTATATTCGGAAATCCACTTCTTGGCGTTATCGTACCTTGTTAGCTGCATTAGATTTTTGCCTCTTGTGGGAGCCGGTTGTAACTACGGAGGATAAGAATACGCAGCGCACCACTTAAACTAGTGCTGTTGTATTGTGCAATCGCTTGAGCCATGCGCTTTTCCTCCACCGTCATTCGAACCTGGGTTAGTTTTCTCACTTCGGGTCTTAGCATCCTATATACCTGCTTGATTTATTTACATGTCGAATTAGCGTATATCCTAACGTATATAAATATATCGCGCAAGGGGTTGACTCGAAATAGGTTTGCGTATATCGTTACTACATCGACCACAACAACGGATAAAGCGAAATGAGTTACTTATCAACTATGGACTATTTAAAGGAAGTGGCCGCAACGCCATTCATACCTTCTAGCTACAATAAGAGCGTGGGCATTCATGTGACCGACGCAGACTATGCACCACTTCCCCATGTTGCCATGCGCACACGAAAATCACCCGTAGGCGAGTACGTCACACACTCAGAGCTTGAGTTGTTATTCGACTATGACTATCAGCCTTTTGAAGCTGCGGATCAGGAATACCCCGGTTGTGACGAGGCGGTAACGATCACTGGCATCTACTTTCGGGAGATTGATTTGATGAGTGAATACACGGGACTTGAAATACAACTCTTTGAAGAAGAGATACTGGAGCAGCACTCATGAAGCCTATTTGTATGCGTCTTGAGATAGAGGAGATGAGCGCATGAAGCCGGTTGATTTTGAAGGTAGAAACGCTCTGATTGCGGAGCACCAAGATGAATACATTACCCTGCCAGCGCAGTACAAAAATGATGATAGCGGCACAGTTATATTTTGCTGGGAACTTAGTTGGAGGGAGAGATTTAAGGCGCTATTCACTGGTGTCGTATGGCAAGCAGTATTGACATTCGGAGGCCCACTGCAACCACAAATGCTGGCTACTGAAAAACTGGAGGACGAGTCATGAACACCACACCCTATGAGCTTAAAGACCAAGCAATGAACCGCAGGCACGAAGGCCAGCGCAATGACCCTATTACAACCGCAGGCGGTCTTGTGAAGTGGATTGGTATAGCAGTCCTTGCAGTGCTGATACCTCTTGTATTCGCTCTAGGCATGGGTGAGTTGATTGATGGCGTGATGATATTTAGTGGGAGAGCGTAATGAGAAACAACTGCCCGCGATGCGACTCAGAATGTACAGACCTTGATTCAAGCAGGGAGCAGCAAGTTAGCGCAGTAATGTGCTTGGATTGTGATTTCGGTTTCAATGCTCCGGTTGATGAAGATTGTATTGAGAAGATGTGGAATTTAATCGGCAAGGAAAGCTGCGCAGTGATGGACGAGGACGATGAATATGAGTGACAAGCAGGCCAATCCAAACGTGACAGCGTTCTATAGAAAGTACTTCGAAAGGAGTGCAGAAGCAGCCAAGGCCCAGCCCTACAAATGCCCTCAAGAGGTTATGAATGTAATAGCAGATCAAGCTAAGGAGATCATAGCGCTTAAGGACCGAATAGGAGAATTGACATGAAATGTTATGTAGAAATTGCAGTAGAGGTTGATTATGACGCTAGCAGAGGGCGAGATCAGACTAGAACAGACCCAGCTGAGCCTGCTGAGTTGGAAATCACAAAGGTAAGGCTAGGGTGGATTGATATTTTCGACATGATGACGCCGAGCCACATTGAACAAATTGAATCCCAAGTATGGGAAAAACTTAACGAAGAACCAGGGGGACGGTAATGGATAAGACACGCACAGAAACAATTTACTTTTACGCTATATGTCGTGATGGGCAATCAGAAATAGAATACAGGGCTTCCGACGTCTTTATGGATTGCCTGCCAGAATACACGCTGGTTAGCCAGAAGGAAATCACCTTCGCCCTGCCAGATGCTAAGGATATATTGCCTAGAGTCATTGGCCGTCTTGAGGATAAAAGGGCATTAATGCGAGCTGCGGCAAGTGCAGCAATTACAAAAGTCGATGAGCAGATAGCAAGCCTTATGGCTTTGCCGGACATGAGCGATCAATCATGACTATCCGAGTAGATCGCTATAACCGAGACAAAGAACTAAGGGAGTTTGCTAGGGAGTGTCAGAGGCAGGCTTTGAATTATAACGCAGTGAGGGTTCAGCAATGAGCAATAAAAATATATACCAGCGCATTAACGAGGTGATGACTGAGGTTGAATACGTCCAAAAGGATGCCACGATAACCGGAGGAGGCAGCTATGCGGGCTGTGATACATATTTCGGGTTGTGCCGCGAGTTGGTGTTAAAACTTACAGGAAGAGATTTATGAGAGATGTTGCGAAAGTAGAAACAGTTAAGCCTGAGACAGTTGTTACCACTGGTCCTACGGACCTTATACGGATTGCTGTTGAGCAAAATATGGACGTGGAGAAACTCTCCAAACTTATGGATCTTCAAGAGCGATGGGAGGCTACCGAAGCGCGCAAACAGTACTTCGACGCCTTTGCTACATTCCAGGCTTTGGTCCCAGTCATCAAAAAGAAAACTGAGGGCCATAATTACAAGTACGCCACTTTGGGAGACATTGCCCAGAATATTAAGCCTGTGATTGAGGAGTGCCAGCTTTCATACAGGTTTGATATTCAGGACACAGGCGAGCTAATAAGTGTTACCTGCATAGTCAGTCACAGGGCTGGGCATCAAGAGAAAACCACAATGACCGCGCAGCCCGACGATACCGGAAGTAAAAACACAATTCAGGCGCGAGGGTCTGCTGTGTCTTACTTGCAGCGATACTCGCTTGTAGGCGCTCTAGGGTTAACCACGGCAGACGAGGACATAGATGCTCGCATATCTTCAGAGTTCATAAGCACGGGGCAGGCCGCAGGCATTAAGGCTCGACTTGAGTTTACAAACAGCAATGTTGAAAAGTTTTGCTACGCGCTTTCAATCCCAAATGTTGACGCTATGCCCGCCATTAAATATGCAAAGGCGGACAAAATGTTAACCCAAAAAGAAACGAAAATAGTACTGGAGAGTTCCGATGAAAATTCTTGATTTTGAACAAGGTACTTCCGAGTGGCTACAGGCAAGGCTTGGAATCCCAACTGCGTCAAACTTCGGAAAACTTATAACAAGTACGGGTAAGAAATCTACCCAAATAGACGGTTTTCTAAATACCTTGGTAGCAGAAACCCTAATGGGAAAGCCTGCTGATTTCTTTACGAATGACCATATGCAGCGCGGTACTGAACTGGAGCCAGAAGCTCGCGCTTGGTACGAATTCCAGACGGACCATAACGTAAAAGAAGTTGGGTTTGTTCTACGCGATGATGGCCAAGTTGGCTGTTCACCAGACGGCCTAACAGATATCAGTGGTGTCGAGTTTAAATGCCCCAAAGCAGAAACTCACGTTGGCTACCTACGTAAAGGAGTAATTCCTGCCACCTACGTACCACAGGTGCAGGGATGCATGTGGTTGTGCGAAAGGGAGACTTGGGACTTTGCAAGCTACCACCCTGATATGCCAAAGATGCTAGTCACAGTACAAAGGGATTCTCGATTCATCGCTACGCTAGAGTCTCTGGTAAATGAAATAAACGACAAGAAAGCAGAAATTCTAAACACACTAGGAGCAATGCAATGAGCGCACAAGATGCACAGAAGATAGAACACTCATCCAATAACATCGTTGAATTTAATGAATTCGAGTCGAATCTGGCAGAGTACAAAGCCAAGTATGAGGGCGTGGTCTACGATTTAACAAACCCCGACCAGGACAAGCAGGCGCGATCTGACAGGCTCTCTATTGGAAAAACAATATCTAGGCTGGACAGCGTACACAAGGCAGTAAAGATGCCACTCAAGGATCAAGTGGACCTTTTAGATGGTGAGCGCAAACGGATTAAAGACGGGCTTCTTGAGGTTCAAGACAGCATAAAAAGCCAAATAGCTGAACATGAAGCGATGCTGGAAGCCAAAGAGCAGGACCTTATGGGTAGAGTTGAGGCGATTAAATCACTGGCTTTGTTTGTCGATTACACCCCTGGTTCATCGTACATCAAAGAGCGTATAGATCAGCTTGAAAATGTAAGCATCGATGATTCCTTTGAGCATTACGAAGCTGAAGCGACCTTCGCAAAAGTGAAAAGCCTGGAATCTCTAAACGAATTTTTGGCGCAAGTAATGGCTCAGGAATCAGAGCAAGCAGAACTCGAAAAACTCAGACAGGAAAAAGCCAATCGAGAACAGAAAGATCGTGAAG